CTCGGATATTTCGGAGTGGACGCTTCCCAGGTCGGTGACTTGACGCCCGGCCAGCTCCTCGGCTGCGTCGACCTGTTCGCCGCCATCCACGGCAGCGGTGAGGACGACTAGATGGCCCGCCGGATCGGTGTCGAGCTCGTCCTCGACGACGCCGCCTATCTGCGTGGTCTGAAACGCTCCGCGGCCGGCACCACCAAGTTCACGAAGGAGGTCGAGCGGGCCGGGCGTGGCGCGGCCGCCGGGTCAGGCTTGTTCCGCAACATGGGCCGCTCGATCGCGTTCGCGAGCGGTAGCTTCCTCGGCTTCGCGACCGCAACCGAGTTCCTCCGCTCCAGCATCGACGCGGCCCGTGACGCGGCCGTCTCCCAGCGCGCCCTCGCCGCCCAAATGAAAGCGAGCGGGCAGTCGTTCACGGCCAACCAGGCACGGATCGAAGAAGTCACACGCAGCTACAGCAAGTTCGGTTTCCAGAACGACGAGGTCGTCAAGTCGCTGACGGTGCTCGAGCGCGGCACCGGCTCAATCAACAAAGCGATCTCTCTACAAGGACTGACGGCTGACCTGGCCCGCGCCAAGAACATTCAGCTTGCCGACGCCGCTAACACCGTCGCGAAAGTGTTCGGCGGCCAGGAGACCGCGCTCCGTCGCGCCGTCCCCGGCCTGGAAAAGAACGCGCACGGCATGGACCTGATCCGCGAGGCGCAACAACGGCTCGCCGGACAGGCAGCCGCGAACACCACCGCCTCCGAGCGGTTCGCCGCAACCCTCCACGACACCCAGGAGATCATCGGTACCGCGCTGCTTCCGAGCCTCAACAAGATTCTCAACCAGCTCAGCAGATGGATGGCGGACAGCCAGAACCAGGCGAAAATCCAGAAGGGCGCGAACGCCGCTGCTAGCGCCGGCGCGATCGCGTTCAGTAACCTCGCCACCGGGGTCGGGCTCGCCGCCGACGCCTACGAGAAACTGAACGGCGCCTTCAAGGGTCTCAGCGGGAAAAGCCTCCTGGGGTTCGCGCAAGCGCACAGCCCGCTCGGCGTCGCCATCGAAGCCGCCAGGGAAGTCGGGAACCTTGTCGGTGGCGGTGGCGGCGGTGCGGCCGGACAGCAGGGTCTGCTGCCGTTCCCGATCCCGTTCCGGCCAGGCCAGAAGCCTGCTGCCGCACCCACGCCGCCGCCCCGGAAGCCGCTCTCGCTTGTCGGCCAGTTCAACCTCGCCGAGCTGCGGCTTGCGAAAGCACAACTGACCGCGACGCAGGCTGATGATCGGCGGATCCTCGTCACCGAGGCGGCGATCCTCGAGAAGCAGATCGCGGGCGCGAAAACGCTGAAAGACAAGATCGCGCTCACCAACCAGCTCGCCAGCATCAACGACCAGATCCTCGCGACCGACCAGGCGAGCTCCAAGGTGCTGAAAGAACAGAACAAGACGCTGAAGGACCGCGCCGACGCGATCAAGTCGGCGGTGCTCGACAGGTTGCAGCAACGTCAGACCGGTATCGAGAACCAGCGCGCCCTCAAAGACGCGCAGGCTGCTTTGCGTACTGCGCGCCTGTTGGGTGGGCCTGGTGGGATCCGGCTTGCGCAGCGTGGTGTCAGTGATGCGCGGTTCGCGATCCTGCAGGCCCGGCTCGAGGCCGCGCCCGCCACGTTGCGTGCAGGCACGTTCGCATTGGGCAACGTGATCACCGTGAACGTGCATGGCAGCGAGAGCCCGGAGAAGGTGGCCGCCCAGGTTGTCGCGATCATCCAACGCAAGTCACGTCACACCAGCACTCAGTCGCGTGGCCCGACCGCGGGACGCTAGATGGCGATCCTCGGCGTCAGCCTCGCCCCCGCAAATCTCGCGCTCGCCCCCACTCCCACCTGGGAGCGGATCGACACTATCTACAACGTGCAGACGTGGACGATTGATCGGGGCCGCCCGAACGAGATGAGCCGCACCGGCACCGGCAGCGCCCACATCGAGCTCGTCGACCGGACAGGCGACTTCGACCCCACAAACCCCGATGGTGCGTTCTACGGCCGCCTCGAGGCCGGGGTGCCGATGGGGCCATTGGTGCAGGCCGCCATCGCACTACAAAACCCCGTTGACCTGACCTGGTCGGTCCTGTTCCGCGGCTTCATCAGCCAGATCCAATGGGTGCCGTACCAGACGAAGGAATGGGCGAACGTCACCCTAGACCTCGTCGACGCATTGGCGATCCTCGCTGCAGCGGAGATGCCACTTGATGGCAGCGTCGGTGACGACTTCATCGACGGCAACATCGTCTTCAACCAGGACCTCGCGACGAACGCTGTGCAGACGAGGATCGTCAAGCTGCTCGACGAGATCGGCTGGCCGTCGTCGCTCCGCACGATCTTCACCGGCAACGTCAAGCTGCAAAAAACGGTGTACGCGCCAAGGACACCCGTCCTGACGGTGATGCAGGACGCTGCCGACGCCGAGTTCCCCGACATCTCGAACATCTATGTGGGTGGGCCACGCCATCCAGGCAGCATCATCTTTCACGGCAGGCTCGCCCGCTTCAACCCGACCGACTCGAGCTACGGGATCGTCACCTGGCAGGCCGGCGATGACGCCGCGGCAGCCGTCAGCCCGAGCACGGTTGTGCGGATCTCGCCGCCCCTCACCGCCAGTCTCGACGACACGTACTTGTACACGTCCGCGTTGGCGGCACCACAGAACATTGCTGACATTGACATCGCCGGCCAGTACGTCATGGACGCTGGCGCGGTCGCCACGAAAGGCTTGCGTACCTGGTCGGCTGAGAACCTCGCCACCGCCGGCGGCACCACCACGACCGGTGACCAGGAAACCAAGCTGTTCGCCGACTACGTCCGTGACAACTATCCGACCCCGAGGGTGCGTGTCGGCCAGCTCACGATCAAGGGCCGCCGCCCAGCAAGCGTGAACGGCCCAGCGACCTGGGCGCTGCTCTGCGGCATCGACATCAGTGATGTCGTCCACGTCACAACAACCCATGCGGGCGGTGGCGGCTTCGATGACGATTTCTACGTTGAGGGGATCCACTATGTCGCCACACCAGGGCCAGGCTTCCCGATCGTCGAGCTCACGTTGGACCTGTCACCCGCCGGCTACTACGACGCCAACCCCTTTAGCTGATGCCGAACAAACAACACACCATGCATGGCCGCGACCACGAACACGGTGCTGCCGATCCGACCCTGATCCACTGGGCTGACACCGACACCGGTGGCGGCGCATCAGGCGGCTCGGCGGCGTGGGCGCTCTACACCGGTGGTGGCGTCACCGTCCCAGCCCCCGGCACAACCCCTGTCGGTATCAGCCTGCCGAAGATGGCGTACGGGCCGCCCGGCCAGACAGCGTTCGGGCTCGCTCACGGCACGGGTGGCTTCTCATCGTTGTATGGCGTCACGATCAACGAGGCGGGCGTCTACAAGGCCACCTGGCACTTCGAGTTCTCGACCTTCACCGATGGTGACACGATCCAGACTGATCCTGATACCGGCTTGGGGATCTTCGCGTACTGGGCTGACTCGAACCAGGCACGCCGACAGTACGACCGCTTGTTGTTCAATGCCACCACGGCCACGCATCTTGACCGTAGCCACGTTTTCTTTGTCGGTGGCGCACTCTGGACCAGTGGCGTAACGCTGCCGCGCGTCGGTATCCCCCGCCTTCAGTCGATCGCGGGATTCCACACGTTCACCTGTGACATCTGCACCGTCTTCATCGAGCAGCTCTCAACCAGCTATGTGACGAACGCGCCGTCGGAGACACCCTAAGTGGCAACCAAGTTCTCGAAGATCAATTTCGGGGCCGGGCTTTCCGTCACTGATGATGGTGATGGTGAGATCACCGTCAGCGGTGGTGGCGGCGGCGGCGCAACAGGTCCGGCAGGGCCAGCAGGCCCGACAGGACCCGCAGGGCCGGCAGGCTCCACGGGTGCAACCGGGCCAGCCGGTGCGACAGGACCGCCAGGGCCGACCGGGCCAGCCTCAACCGTTCCCGGTCCCGCAGGCCCAACCGGACCCCCAGGAACAACGGGCGCGACCGGGCCCGCAGGCCCCACCGGAGCCGACTCGACCGTGCCAGGCCCTACAGGGCCCGCCGGGCCGACAGGGCCGACGGGGGCAGCGTCGACCGTGCCGGGGCCGGCAGGACCCACAGGCACAACAGGAGCGACCGGTGCGACCGGCCCAACCGGAGCCACCGGGCCAGCGGGAACGCCGGGTGAGAAATGGTTTACCGGTAGTGGCGTCCCCGCCGGCACCCTCGCCGGCTCGATCATCAGTGACTGGTATCTCGACTCTGCGACCGGCGACTACTACGAAAAGACCGCCACTACTACCTGGACGCTGCGCGGCAACATCAAAGGCCCGATCGGCGCGACAGGATCGACCGGCCCAACAGGTGCAGCAGGCGCTACGGGCGCGACCGGGCCCGCAGGCCCGACCGGCACGACCGGCGCGACTGGTCCTCCAGGCGCTACCGGCCCGACCGGACCGACAGGCGCCACCGGCCCACCAGGGCCGTCTGGTGTTGTGTCAGCGACACCCCCCGCGTCACCATCCGATGGGGACCTCTGGACGTTCATCGCCGATGCGACCGCCGGTGTCGTCTGGACGTTCCGTTACCGGGCCGCGTCCGCATCCAGCTTCAAATGGGAGTTCGTCGGCGGCTCCGAGCTGATCTCGTTCATCAACCCTGACCAGTCAACGACCTCGGCGTCGGCAGCGGACCTCGCGACGGTCGGACCGTCGGTCACGCTCGCCCGCCCAGGCGACTACGCAATCGCGTGGGGCGCAGTCGCCTACAACACGTCGCCGCCGGCAACACAGGCCATGGTGTTGAACACGTCGGGGAATCCCGAGACCGTGTTCACTCCCCCCGTAGCCAACGCTTTCGTGAGTATCGGCTCCGGGTACCGGCAGATCAGCGGGATCGGGGCCGCCTCGCTGGTCAAGGCGCAGTACTACACGACGGCCGGCACCGCCCACTACCTGTACCGGTACCTCAACGTTCGCCCGGTCAGGGTGGGCTAGATGGCGGCTGCATTGGTGGCAGCGGCCCACGCAGACAGAGCGAATGCACGATCCCGTCGGCGTCGTCGAGTATCGGCGCGATCAACATTCGATCATACGGGTCGGGGCCGGTGTGGCGAATCCCCACCACGTCTTCGCCTTCCCGGAGCGGCTGCCCGCAAATGTCGCAATCCATCGGGATGAAGGGTAAACGAGATGACTGATGAGTGGTGGACCGAGCCGTACAAGGGTGGCCCGATGGTCAAGCTGCCCGGATTCCCCAGGCCGTTGTACCCCCCAGACGCGACAGCGCACGGCAAACATCCGTCGATGGACGGCCCCGACGTCGAGGCGTACAAACGCACCGTGAGCCGGGCGGGCCGCTGGCCGTGGCAGCCGTTCGACGAGGCGTACTCGAATGGCTTCGCGCACGGCGTCAGCGGCAACGTCATCCAGACCGGCGTCGCCGGGATCCAGCGGCAGCAGCACATCGACGCGACCGGCTGGATCGGCCAGAAAACCTTCAACACGCTCCGGTCGATCCGGGTGCCCGAGGGGCCACACGCGGGCGAGATGGCGATGGACGCCTACGCCGCCGAGCTGCTCGAGCAGGCATGGGAACTGTTCGGCGGCCACGAACCCGCACCCGACAGCAAGGGCACTGTCCGGCAGGCCGCACTCAAGAAGGCGGTCAGCCAGCTCGGCTACGCGGAGTCACCGTCGGGCTCGAACCAGAACAAGTACGGCTCCTGGTACGGCATGAACAACGTGCCCTGGTGCGCCATCTTCTGCACCTGGTGCTACGAGCAGGCGGGCCCCTCCCCCAGTTTCGTCAAAGGGTCCCGCTACAGCTATTGCCCCTACATCGTCAGTGACGCCCGAAACAACCGCTACGGATTGAAGACGACAGATGACCCGATCCCCGGTGACCTCGTCGTCTACGACTGGGAATGCGACACCGTCTATGACCATGTCGGCCTGTTCGAGAAATGGACGGGTGGTGGCGCCTTCAACGCGATCGAAGGGAACACCAGTACCACCAGTAACTCGAATGGCGGCCAGGTGATGCGCCGCAGTCGTTACCTCGCCGGCCAGCCCACCGTGTTCGTCCGCGTCACAGAGCCCTAATGGTCGCGCTGACAGATGGGGGCATCATCACGATCAGCCTCGCAGGCACCGTGATCACGATCGGCCTGCTGATCCTGCTGCGGATCCTGTTCCGGAAGGAGCCATCCCCGCCGTCGTGGCTGCGGTTCAGGGTTGGTCTGTTCGTGGAACGCGACCCCGGCAAGCCTCCCGATCGAGACACGCAAGAGCCTCGGGTGTGAGGAAACCGGCACGCCTAAGCAGACGCATCGTCGACTCAAAGTTTGGACTGCTCTCGCCTCTCCGCCACCTAAATAGTTTCCGAGTCTCCGAGGATTTCAGCACCCCTTCTCGCGCAAGGAGGTTCTCGAAGTCGACTGGTCTGGTGACGCCGACTGATTCCATCACACAGTCCATGAATGCAATCACCTCGGCGCTGGCCTTCTTGGCGGGCACGTCCGCCCCAGGCTAATGGCATGTCAAACACTTCCACAATGTCCTGCATGACCCGATAATTTGACATGTCGCTTTATGGTGTCATACTTGTCCGTTCCGATGGAGACGACAACGGGTTTCTCCGGTGACAAACTGCGGGCTCTGAGACTCGCTCAAGGGCTCACACAGGCGGAACTTGCCCACCGTACTCACGTTAGAGAACGGCAGATCATTCGGTGGGAGAATGGCCAGCACGTCCCCAGGATCGAGTCGATCTCCGCGCTCGCCCGCGTCCTGAAGACGCCCGTAGCGACACTGATGGCGACCGGCCCAGATAGCGGCGAAGAGGACGATGATGAGGAGGCACTCGCGGAGGCCCAGGACATGATCGCGCTCTGCGCCGCCGACACGACCGCAGTCGATCTTCGCCAAGAGATCGAGTTCCTCAAGGCCGAACACGAGGCTTCTGTCGTCTCCTTAAAGGAAGCCCTGCGAGAGACGGATGCGCTCCTTGATGAGTGGTATGAACTGGCGCACCTCAGCGGAGGAGGGCGCGGCGGGACATTGGTTGCGCGGACACGTTCTCGGCTTGAGAAGAACGACCGTGCCGCTCTTGCTTCCAGTGAGGAGGGAGACGAATGAAGACCTACCGAGTCACGCTATGGCAAGGATCGTTCCTCGTTTGGGCGGACTCCGAAGCCGAGGCGATCAGCGAAGCCGTGATGACCGTGGTCGAAGACGGATCGCACTTCCAACTCGCGGAGGAAGCCAGTGAGGGGGAAGACGATGCGCCGCAGGTACAGGACACGCTGAACCCGCACATCAAGCCCGGCTACCTTCGCGGCTCAGCAGACGAGGGGACGACGTGACGGTTGCGCAAGCGCGCATCGAACGGCTTAGCCGCTCCGCGCGATGCGGCGTACCTGCTCATGAGACAAGCCCGCCGCTGCGGCGACCTCCCGCAAGGAAGTGGTCTGAGTGGCCGCTCGCACGGCTGCATGTAGCTCGGTGCGCGTCGAAGCCGCCTTTTCGGCGGCTCGGCGGACTCGCAGAAGTTCCTTCGTCATGCGACCTGAAGCTCGCGCAGGTCGGCGGTGAAGTCCTCGGCGACGGTCAGCGCGTGACAGACGGAGGATTCGCTGATTCCGAGGGCGATGGCTGTCTGGCGGATCGCGTTACGGGTGGTCATGCCGTCGCTTGTCATGCGGGCGATTCCAGCGGCGATGCGGATGCTGTTGCTGAGGGCTGTGTCGGTCACTTCTACCTCCGTGTCGATGAACTCCATGTCACAAATATAGACGATGGGAGTTGCGGTGTCAAGTGATGTGACAGAAGAAGTTACGCGGCCGGGCGAAGAAGACGAGAGGAGCGCTCTCGTCTGGCTGGTGGATGTGCGGACACACGGAGGCCCGCTAGACCGCCGGTACGCCGCCACGATCATCGAAACGCTCGCGTGGTTCGAGGCCCGCGTACCTGCTCTTACCCGAGCGGCTCTGCCGCTGCCCGCCTCTGCCCCTCGTTCTCCGGGTGAGGAGGGAGACGAGGCGTGAGTAGCCAGGTGAGGCAACGTCCCCCCCAGACTGTTTGGCTTAACCATGCGTCTATCCAGGCGCTGTGGGTACTAAAGGCGTAAGTTGACCACTGCGCCAATCCAAGCCGAATCTACCCACAGCGGCGGCTGGCGTGAGTAGCTACCTCGAGAACCTCGTCTTCCAGCTCCAACACCTGGTCGACATCCTCGACGGTGTCTACCAGCCCGACACCCCCGAGGCCCAACTGGTCGCTGAGATCGATGCGGCACTCGGACGTTGGACGAAGACCGGGCCGGCGCGGCGACGGCACCTGAGTCCCGTCACCGGTACCGGCCCCGGCTCGGCCGCCAAGCCGACCGCGAGGAAAGCCTAGTCGATGTCCGGGCGTGGGCAAGCCAGCCGTAACGGGCCCTGGCGCCGTTCATGCGCTGATCCCGTGCGCCCGGGCGCTTCTAGGGAGCGTTTCCACGGCTTCCGGTGGCGATGGCGGTACTACATCCGCTGGCGACTGCTTGGACGGAAGGGGCCACTGTGATAACCCGGCCCTGCGTGATCTGTGGCTGGCAGGCCAGCGCGTTCGTCTGGGGCTACGGGTTCGTCTGTCCCGCCCACCGCAAAGCCGTCCGCAACGACCCCAAGTACGTGGTGCGTGTCGACCCGGCCAGGCACAAGTGATCGCCGCCCTCTACGTCGACCCGTGTGGTGCGTATGCCGGCCTACCCGACGTCGATCTGTGGGACGAAGCCAGGGACGCGCGTTTGTACGCGGGCCCCTATCCGGTGGTGGCGCATCCGCCGTGCGCGAAGTGGTCACCGCTCGCCTACATCAACCAGGCCCGGCTAGTCGGATACCGGGTCGGGGATGACGGCGGCTGTTTCGCCCACGCGCTCGAGGCCGTGCGCCATTTCGGCGGCGTGCTCGAGCATCCCGCCGGATCACTTGCCTGGCGGAAATACGGACTGCCGCGCCCGACTCGCGGCGCATGGTCGGCCAGCCTGCCCGAGATGATCGATGGATGGGTCACCGAGGTGTCGCAGTCGGCCTATGGGCATCGGGCGCGGAAACGGACCTGGCTGTACGCCGTCGGCTGCGCGCTACCGGACCTTGACTGGTCGGAGCCCGACACGGACGCGATCGTGTCGGGGTTCCTGCATCGGGCAGGCACCGACGAGACACGACGGGTCAGGCCGGCCGAGGCGGCAGCCACCCCACAAGCGTTTCGTGACGTGCTGCTCGAGATGGCGCGTTCAGTCAGCCGTGAGGCCGTGGCGTGACGGCCGCCCTGTTGTTCCTGATCGGTGCCGCGGTCGGCCTGATCGCCGGCTGCCTGCTCACCTGGCTCGCCCTGTTACCTGACCTGAAGGACGACTGATGGGAGGTCCCGTCATGCGTATCAGCGTCACCCTTGCCACGCTCGTTGTCGCGTTCCTGATCTGGCTGGTGTTCGCCGTCAACGTGATGCGCGGTGACCCGCCACCCGACCCCACACCCGAGGCGGAAGGATTCGTGACACCCGCTGTTGACGCGACGGGGCAGCTCGAGCTCGCCGCCCTCAAAGCCAGGATGCGGCAGGACCACCGCCGGCTCGTCCAGGCCCGTCGCACCGTCCGGCATCTACAAGCCACGCTG